TACATACTATGGTTAATATATTCGATATTTGGAAATGATGAAAATTTTAGAATACCAATCATTGTAGATAGTCCTTTATCTATTAGGTTATTGCATGTATATTCAGAGATTTTACAAGGCGAATCCAAAGAAAAATTCGATGAAATGTTGGGATGGGGAAATATTAAGCTTAGTTATACTCCGGAAGATAGTATTGGATATATGTCAGGCGATAAAGCTAAATGTGTATTAAGCAGCTCTGGTATGTTAACCGCAGGTAGAAGTGTCAAATGGGTACAACATGTATTGCCATATGCAGATGATTGTATTATGTTTATAGGTTTTGCTACTAGTAATACGTTAGCATATAAAATCAAAAATTATAAAAAACAAAAGACTATCAATATTAACGGTAAGCCTGTAAAAAACAAATGTCAGATTGTTGATCTTCATAGTTTTTCATCTCATATGCAGAGGAACGAATTACTTAACTACTATTCTTCTATTGTTGCAGATAAAATATATTTGGTACACAGTGACAAAAATAAGATAGAGTTTGCGCAGGATTTACGAAATAAAATTTCAGATAAACTTAAAACAACTAAGGTAATATATGTCAATAGGTCAACTAAAATAAACGTATAGATTGTATAATTATACACTTTATTCTGGTTTTATTTTTTTATAGTCATGTAAGCGTATATTTATCCATTTAAAATTATATGTCAATATACTCATTTTCTCAATAGTAATAACTACTATATTTAGAGTGAATTATTGTAATGTTTGTATAGAAAATATTTAAATTAAAGGTAACTGAAAGGAATTGATAACAATAGATATTGATTTACTAAAGCGTTTAGATGATGAATCTGAACTGAAATACCTTTGGCGTATTGATGGTTATATACGTGAAGGAAAATTTCAAAATTGGAAAGAAGTAACACCTCTTGTAAATAAAGAGTTATATGATGATGAAACTGACTATTGTGAAGAGTCAGCATTCCGTAAAAAGTGTAAATACGCTAGAGATTTCTTTGAGGCTGGTGTATTTGATACATATAGAGAAGATGCTTATTTTAAAGAATTAGAAGTACAAAAAAGGGAAATAGCCAAGGAACGTCAAAAACTTTATAGTACAAAGGTTGAATATACAAGAAATATACGTCACCAAAGTAGATTTGAATTATTTTATGAGAATATAAAGGATGCTATTACTACTCTCCCATTGCCTAAGTTTCATGCTGATACTGTTAATACATCAGCTGAAAATGAAAAAGAACATTTATTGGCAATAAGTGATATTCATTATGGAGCAAATTTTAAGAGTGAAAATAATTTTTATTCAACTAATGAAGCGGAATATAGATTCAATAAACTTTTAAAAAAAACAATAGACTATGTTAATGAACACAATGTTAATAAAATGAATGTGTTAACGCTTAGTGATGATATCCAAGGAATATTACGCATTACTGATTTACAATTAAATGAAACAACCGTTGTTCAAGCTGTAGTTGAAGTGTCAAGATTGATAGCAACTTTCTTGAATGAATTATCGGCATATTGCAAAATTGAATACTATCATACTCCTACTTCTAATCATTCACAAACACGACCATTATGTACAAAGGCAAGTGAATTAGGTGATGAAGATGTTGAATACATAATCGGTAACTATATTAAAGATATGTTAGCTTTAAATAAACGAATTAATGTTCATTTAAACTTTGGTAAGAATTATATTAAAATACCTATATTTAATTTTAATTCTATTGCCTTACATGGTCATACTGTTAAAAATATTGATACGGCACTTAGTGATTTGAGTATGCTGCATAGAACATTTTACGATTTTTGTTTTGTCGGTCATTATCATTCAAGTAAGGAAATTATCTCTAATGAAGCATGTATAAATGATACTGAGGTCTTAGTATGTCCATCGTTCATAGGTAGTGATCCATATAGTGATAGTTTAATGAAGGGTTCGAAGGCGGCATGTAAGATTTATGTTTTTGATAAATATGAAGGGCATACAGAAACCTATAAATTACAGTTAAATTAGTTCATTAGTGATTAATTGGTCAGCCACTACTCAAAAGTGTGAAACTAAAAAAGCGGTGTTTCGTCACCAGTAAGTGCGAATTTTTGTATTAAATTAATATTTAAAATGAAGGACTGATTTTGAAGTGAAATATAAAAGAACTGAAAGAGTACAGTTTGATAGCTACTCTTCTACTATGGATTTTATGAATGATGTAATCGAAACATTGTTAGATGAAGATAATATAGACGAACAAGCAACTATTATTGCGGATAGAGATACAATCGTTAATATTCTTGATTTAATTGATAGAAATTTAATTGATAATTTTGAATTTGAGATTCAATATAATATTTTTGATGAAATGGATAAAATTAAAAATGATATATACAGACTTGATATTTTAGATGATGGAGAAATTTTTATTGAAAAAGCTGTGAATCATAATGGTGACTATTATGATTGTGACGGGTTTATATTTGCTGAGAAACACATAGATATGGACGCATATCAGAATAATAATAGACGTTGTGATGTTATGGTTTTTGATATTGATGAGTAAAAATGTGAATTAAATTAGGATGTGAATTTATGATTTGTTACGAGGATGCAATTGATTATATAGAAAACAAAAGGAATACTACGTGGGCATTATTCGATTTTATCGGAGTTCAATATGGTTCGACAGTCAGACTTTTAGATTTTCAAAAAGAGTTTTTAAAGAATTTAATTGATGGTAAAATCACCAATTGTCCTCGTGGTATGGGAAAAACATTTGTAATTAAACTATACGCTGAATATCTAAACTATGTTACTGACGTTTGTAAATATGATACATTTGATGTTACAGCAGATGCATACGTAAATAGTGATGATACAATTGAATCTGGTTTGTTGTCGGCTGATTGTATGAAGCAAGCTTTGCAGGCTGATAAGGAAAAAGCAATTGATGAATACAATATTAGTGAAAAAATGTTAAACAAGCTTTTAAAAGAAAATGAGCGTGATTTCGCTTAATGAATGATTCAAAATGCTTAAATAAATAATGATTTTAGAGAGTCTATGTTCTACAGCATAGGCTTTTTTATATTCACATTCACCTTGTAAAATATTAGAGAAGGGAGCGTCCAACTATTGGCAAAAAAAAGAGATATTGAAGTTGATGAATCCATTGAAGATGCTAATAAAATACATGAGTATAAATGCCTAAGATGTGGAAAGTCATGGAAAAATCCCGTTGGGCACTTCTATAAATCTAAATACTCACAATTATTTATTAAAAATTCAAGGTATAGTACGTTATGTAGAGATTGCGTAGACGAACTCTTCACTATGTATGAAAATAAATATGGCACAAATACCGCTTGTATATTAATGCTTTATAAATTGGATATACCATATTCATATTCCTTATATAACAGTGTTGTAACAAAAAATAATGTTTTTAATATAGGAATGTACTTGAGACAGGCAAGTAATTTAAAACAGATGATGTTTCAAGATTTTTCACAATCTATATTAAGTGGTGAAATAAGTAAATCAAAAGATGATTTTGAAGAAGAAAAAGAAGTTAAATGGTCTGAAAAAGATAAAAAAAATAGAGACTTTTGTATTGATGTCGTTGGTTATGATCCATTCTATGGTTACCCTGAAGAAGATAGAAAATTTTTATTTAATCAATTAATGCTTTATTTAGATGACGATGACATAGCTCAAGATCCGTATAAATTATCTCAGATTTTACAAATCATTAATAATAACAAGCAAATAAAGCAATTAGATATTAAAATTGCAAATCTTGATCCTCTTAAAGATGTAAAAGATATTAGCTCTCTTAATTCCATTAAAAATAGTCTTGTTTCAAATAACGATAAAATTGCAAAAGAAAATGAAATTTCAGTTAAAAACAGATCTAATAAAGATGCAGGAAAATCAACACTTACATATCTTATGCGTGAATTAAGAGGTTTGAAATTTGATAAAGTTGAAGAGAATTATTATAACCAGTTAAGAAGTGAAGGTACACAATGGGCTGCAAACGTATCTCAAAAATCTATGCTTGAACATTGTATGTTTGATGAAAGTGATAAAAGAGAAGTATACCAAAATCAATTAGATTTAATTAATAATTTATATAAGGAATTGGATGATACAAAAGAACAAATACGTTTACTTAAAATTGAGAATGACAGTCTAAAATCTCATGGAATAGAGGTTGCAGATGGCGTATCGTAAATTAATGTCAGAGCGGAAAAAACGTATTTGTGAATTAGATGCAGAAAGTATTGCTTTTTATAGACGAAATCCTTGTATAGCTGCGAAAGACTTACTAGGAATAAATTTAATTGATAGCCAGAAATATATATTACAACAAAGTTGGAATAAACCGCATGTATTATGGTGTTGTAGTCGAAACTTCGGAAAATCATTTCTTGGTGCGGTTTTCATGATATTGAAAGCGATTCTTTATGAGAATCAAGCTATTTATATAATTTCAAGTGTTGGTGACCAGAGTAAAGTAACATTCAGTAAAATTGAAGAAATTATTTTAAATATTGGAACTACTTCTGCTTCTATTGGTTCACTAAAAGATATCGTAAGAAAAGAAACTGTAAAAAGTCCAAATAATAAAACTGGATTTAGTCATGCAAGTTCCGGATACATTGTTGAATTTTATAATGGTAGCACAATAGAAACGTTAAATTCAAAACCAGATAATGCAAGATCTCGCCGTGCTACACTTGTATTTTTTGATGAAGCGGCATTCTGTAGTGATGAGCTAATTACGATCTGTGAAGCATTTGCAACACAGAATACAGAATTTAGAACTTCTACTGAAGATGATTATAATCCAGAAACAGAAAAAAGAAGATGTCCTACTCAACTTGTTTATGCGTCATCTCAGGATGACATGAGCAAAATATTTTATAAACATTTTAAGAGTTTTGCTAAAAAGATGGTTGCCGGTGATAGAGATTATTTTGTATGTGATATGATATGTGATACTGCAATTAGAACATATATGGACGGCAAACTATATACTCCACTTTTGACACAAGATAAAGTAGATGCTGCCATGAAAGGTAATAGAGATAAAGCGCTACGTGAATATTATAATGAGCCAACTAGAGATGGTGGAATAGATCAGATTGTTAAACTTGGAACTATTCGTAGGAATGAAAATTTCTATTTACCACAACTTAGTTATCAACCTAAGACTAGTATAGTATTAGCATTTGATCCTGCAAGAACGTATGATAACTCAGTATTAAGTGCAATGAGAATAGTTAATGATAAAGATTATGGTTATATTGGTGAAATTATTAATTGTGTCAATTTTGTTGATATAGCAAGTAAAAAAGGTTACAAATTAGATTCTAATAGACAGCTAGAAGAAATTCGTAATTACTTAGATGTATATAACGGACAACATAATGATTATGATAATATTGAGGCTCTTTTAATAGATCAGGGTGCAGGTGGTGGTGGTGTTTCTACTTATGCTGATAATTTATTAAATGAATGGGAAGGCAGAGATGGTAGAAAACATCATGGACTTATAGACAAAAATCATGATATTTATAAAGGATATGAGGAATTATATCCAAATGCTATTGATAAACTTCGTCTTATTAGCCCTAAAAAATATAAAACACAAATGGTTGATGAATTTATTGAATTAATCCACCTTGGAGTAATTAAATTTCCATATGAATTTAAGCAAGAATTTATTGAAATAGCAAGAAATAATGATGATGGTACTGAATTTATTGATAATTATCAGTTATCAGCAGATGAAATTACTTCTCTGATGAATATTGACTTAATGAAAAACGAAATTATATCTATTTATAGATATGATAACGCTGATAATACTCAAAAAACTTATGCTTTGGCTAAAGATAAGGAACATAAAATGAATGATGATAGGTTTTATACTGTTATTATGTTAGCTCATTATCTTTACGGTTTAAGGCGTGGACAAACTATTACTCCGGATATAAAGGAAGTTGACTACTCTTCTGCTCCTCGGTGCGTATCATCGGTATCATTCTAAAGATTGTGGGTGATGTAAAAAGTTGAATGTTGATAAAGAAGAAATAAATGAAAATGAAAATTTTGATGTAATATTTGCGTCAGATGTAGATAATGATGGTGAAGAAACAGTCGTTCTTACTTCGGAACAAATGACAGAAAAAATGCTTAAAGAAGCATTATCTCGATTTGATCCAACCAATAGACAATATTCTGTATTGTTAAATGGTGAATCATCTAATAGCTATAATAATTATACTTTAGAAAGTTTAAAGCTTTTGGCTAAAAATGCGCAAAGCGATATAAGTAAAATTTTAACTATTAATAGTTTGGTGAGACAGACTATAAACGAAGATGATATTATTGGTAAGGTTTATGAAGCAATAGAAGCTAATTTAAATACTAATGTCAGAATTTCATTTGATGATTTACCACAAAAACCAAAGTATAAAAAAACATATAAAGATAAAGCGGAAACATTAATAAAGAGATTCCATAAAGAAACAAATTTAGATATGGTTTTATCCTCTTCTATTGTAACAACTTATATTGAAGGTAACTGTATTAAATATCTTCGTTCAAAGAATGGTCATTATGTAATTGATACATATCCGCTTGGTGTTGCTTTAGTTAGTGACTATTGTTTAAATGGTATCCGTTATATATTGATTGATATTAGAGAGTTAACGAATCAGTTACAAAAAACAGTTCTTAAAGGACGAAGAAATAAACCTTTATTTTTTAACAATCTCACAGATGAAATTAAAAATAATTATCCAAAAGAAATATATGATGCATTTATTAATAAAGAACATTATGCAAAGTTAGATATTAGATATAGCAGTTTGAATCAATTTGGTAATTTAAATAGAAAATATGGACTTACTCCTGTATTTAAAGCATTAAAACCAAATATAATGCTTAATACTTTTGATAAAGCAGATTCTACTAATGCAAAAGCACGTTCTAAAAAGATAATTCATCAAATTTTGCGTAAAGAGACAATGGGGCAAGATTATACTAAAAAAGGTTTTGAAGAAATGGCTTATGCTCATGAAACTCTTATGGAAGCGTGGAGAAATCCTACTGTTGTATATACATCTCCTCCGTGTGTTGAAAAAATTGAATATGTTGAACCAAAGGTAGATATCACAAATGTGGAAACAATTCAGCAATATCGTACACGAGTTGCTGCCGCATTAGGTATCTCTTTTTTAAATACAGATGGTAAACAAACCGTTAGTACTGCTAATGTTTCTATTAGTCAATTAATGAGTGTTATTAATAAAATTGCTAAACAAGAAGAAATAAATCTGCAAAGATGGTATGAAATAATACTTGAAGAAAATGACATCCCATTAGAATACTGTCCTACTCCGCATATTATGGATGCAAAATTACTTGAATTCAAACTTAGAAAAGAATTATCAGAAACATTATTTTCAAAGTTTAGTTGTTCTTATAGAACTGCATATGAATTACTTGGTATTAATGTTAAAGATGAAGTTGAAAGAAGAAAAGAAGAAAAAGAACTTGGATATGAAGATGTATTTACTCCTCATTCTACTTCTTATAATAGTTCAGGTGATGAAAATTCAAAGGCTGGTAGACCTAGCGGAACAACTAATGGTGATAATGGCATAGATGATCAGAAACAGGAATACGATGAAGATTATACTGAAAATAATAGGGTGAAGTCATGATTCTAATAGAAGCTCCAAATAAAGAAATATATGATTTAAATGAATGTATTATTACTCAAAATGTTGTGTGCTTAATAAAAACTCCTAATGGAGAGATATATCACTTAGAGGATTGTAAAATTATTCAAAACGTTGATGATTTGCCTTATACACAAGAACAATTGGCTAATGAAATTTTTGATAAGCAAGGAATTGCTATTGGACTATTAGAGAAGAAAGGCGGTGGAAATTTGGGTTGAATGATAATGTTAATATTGCCAGCAAGGTTGTTGAAATTGCTGAGCATACAACTTATTTAGAGTTAACATCGAGAATATGTTATTACACTGAAGCTAATCTAAATAATGATGCGATTGTATATGATGACACTTCGTTAGATAAAGCCAAAACATTAATTAATATGCCAGTACAGGCAAAATATAGAGTAAATGCCAATGGAGATCCTACTCTTGGTGGGCATGAAATGGTTAAACATAAAGATGGTAGTATTGAATTTAAAACTAATTCAATAGGTACACATACTGATGTTTATATACAAGAAGATTCTGTTGAAATAAATGGTGAAACAAAAACACTGCCTTGTTTATTTGCTAAATATAGAATATGGAAAAGATATGAAAATGTGGTGGCTGCCGTAAGGCGGCTTTTTTCTTTAGGAAAATTATATGGCAGTTGGGAAATTAATGTATACAAATATACATTTGAAAATGGACTCAGAAAAATTGAAGATTATGAATTTTTATCTAACTGTTTACTAGGGTACGAATTTTCTTATCCAAGTTATGGTGAAAATGCAGTTGCTCTTGAAATGGCACAAGTTGACAATGATCAATTACTAATTGCTGAAGCTCTATCTCAGGATTTAATTTTAATGAAAGGGCAACCAGATAAGCAATTATATAAAGATAATGAAATAAATGACACTGAAATAAAGGAGGATAATATGGCTAAGTTAGATAATAAGAATACTAATGCTGCTGAAAATATAGAAACCCCTACAGATATGCATACAGATAATCATGTAGCGGAGATTAATCCAGCAGAAACTAACACTAATAAAAACGAGAATAAAGTAGATAATAAAACTGAAGAAAATGTTGCACAGTTGACTGTATGGGATACCCGTAGACGTATTGCAGACGCATGTACAAAGAGAATTGGTAAATGGTGTTATATTGCATATATGTTCCCAAATGAAAAGATTGTTTGGTGTGAGTATGATGGTGCAGAAACAGAATTAGACTATGTGAAATTTACATATGAAGTAAATGAGAATGATGAGATTACTGTTTCTGAGCCTGAATATGTAAAATTAACTGTTTCTATTGCTGAAGTTAATTCAAAAATAGCTGAGTTAAATAAAAACTTAAATACAGCTAAGGCAGAACTTGAATTGAAGAATGAAGCCATTACTAAAGCAAGTGAAAAAATTCAGAGTTTGAATGCTCAAGTATCAGAATTAACGCCTTACAAAGATCAGGTTGAAGCTGCTGATAAAAAGCGTATTGAAAATGAGATTGCTGAGGAGAAAAAAGTATTAAGAGAAAAGATGCTTAAAGGTAATTTATTTACTGAGAAAGATATAGCTGAAGAAAAAATCACAAAATTAATTGAAGCAAGGAATGAAGCTGCTATTAACAAATTAATTGCAGATAAGTTCGTTGCTTCTTTTGATAATGAAACAAATGATGGGACTACTGTTACTAATACTAATGCAAATAGTAATAAAGAGAATATAGCAACTGCTAGTCTTTTTTCAGATGAGATTGAAACAGATGCGACTTCAATCATGAAGAAAGTTTTATTTAATTAATCGAAAAAATAGGAGGATACGATATGTTAAGAGATTTTATTGTTAATGGTGCTAAGGCTCCTGAATCTATGTATAGAGCAGATGCTGAATTAAAAACAGGTATGGCTGTAGTAAAAGATGAAACTACTAAGTCTGTTGATGTTACAACAGAGGAAACTGTAGCAGATATATTTTTCGTTGATAAAGAAAGAGTTCCAGAAGGTGTTGATTGTGCTAGGGGAGATATTCCTGATTATGACGATGCTTTCACTGTTATTAAGGACGGAGAAAGACTTGTTCTTGAGAAATATCATGCTGGCGAAACTTTCGGAACAGATCAATTTAAAGTCGATGATTTTAAAGAAGGTACAGCTATTGGTACAAGAGTAGCATTTGTTAATGGCATTGCAATTAAAGCAACAAAACCGTCTCAGTATATTTTCAAAGGTTTACACAATGACAATAAGCACACTTTAATCAAAATTGAGGTGTCTGATACCGCCGTTGCAAATGCGTAATTAAACAATAGAGGAGGATTAAAATTATGTTAAATACAGAAATTGCTGAAATCATGAAAAAAGATAATATTCTTTTTGATGTTGCTGAAAAAGTTGAATATAAAATTGATTTAAACGCTGAGGAAACTGAAATCGCAGAGGTTTCTAACGCATGGGCAAAACAAATAGGTGAAACAGGTAAGGATCCGGAAGGTACCATTGCTGCTTATATTAAAAAGACCGTACAGGATGAATTATATAATGCTCCTGATGAATTATTGGATAGAATTTTGAATAAAGGTTCTATTGGTGAATTTGATTATACGGAATATGATACTACGCCTAAGAATACTCTTATCGCACATGAAGCAGCAAAAGGCGGTGTTGTAGAACGTAGTTGGATTGACTTTTCTGTAATTAAGCCTGTTATTAAGAATAGACAGGTTGAAACTGATTTGTCTTATGTTGATTTAAGAAAGAATGGTTTTAAGTCTATTGCTAATTTAACGGTCTTTATGAAGGAAGCTTGTCAGAATGTTCTTTTTTATGATTTATTGACTCAAATTGACACTGCTATTATCGGTGGTGATCAAAAAATTGATGTTACTGGTAAACTCCCTACATTAGAATCTATGGACGCGATGTCTTTATATTTGAATGATAGAGCTGATGATTCTGTTATTATATCTTTAACTAAATATGCACAGGCAATTAGACGGATGGATGGTTTTGCTCAGTATATGTCTGATCAGATGAAGAATGATTTTAATAGATATGGCTTAGCAAAAATATATGATGGTATTGGTATTGCTGCTATATCAGGTGCGAGACGTCAGGGCAATGGAGATTTATTAATTCCTGATAAGAAGCTTTTCGGTATTGCTGGAAAGATTGGCAACTTAGATATGAAGGGTGAGTTACATGTATTCCAAGATATGAATAACCAGGAGGAACAGGTTCATTTAATGTTAAAGGACTTTACATATAGCTTTGCTATTACAAATATTGAGAATGCTGCAAAGATGGTATTTGCGCAGTAAATGGAATTAACCATAGAGGGGAAGTGTAACAACTTCTCTTCTATTTTAATTGGAGGTAAATTTTTTAATGCAAGAAACAGAAAAAATTAATGTTTTAAACTACAATGAAAATCTAGTTTGCTCTAATATTTCACCTACTGAAAATGTTGCATTTGAGCCTTCTGCTGATGGTGAAATACCAACTGTTATTCCATTAACTATAGATCAAATCAGGTATATGAATAACTCTCCTGTATTTCGTATTGGTTTATTACGTTTTGAGGAAGAAAAACAGAAAGAGATTTATGAGAATATTTGTAAAATAAGTAATTGGGAAGATATTCTTACTAATGATCAAATTCGTGACATCTTATTAAAACCTACGCTTAAAGGACTTGAGAAAATTGTAAACATTAAAGATGTATCCGAGTTTGAGCGTGTTCGTGCAGTTTATCATAAATTAAAACTTGAAAATAATTATGATGTATCTGTTCGTGTAGAGAGAATTATTGAAACAAGATATAGAGAATTAATGAATCGTAAAATTAATACATCAATTAAGTTGACTACTAAAGATACAACAAAAATTACTAATGAAAAAGATATTAGTAATCTTAAAGAACAGAATGCAATTATGCAGAAACAGTTAGCCGAGATGCAAAAAGCAATGCAAAAGATGATGGCGAGTCAAGCTGATAATCTTGAAAATGTTAATGTAGAAATAGAAGTGTCCAAAGCAAAAGAAGATAAACCAGCAAAGGACGCTAAAAAAACTGATGAAAAGAAAAAGCCAACAAATAAAACCAAGAAGTAATCTGTAGCTAAGTAAGGAGGTGTGTGCCTATGGCATCAGATACTACTTCTTTTGATATTATATGTGATAGGTTTTACAAACGATTAGAAAAAGATGATGAATTTTTTAATTACTATAATATTGAGATGTCAGAAGCACAAGAATTAGCACATAAAAGAGCAAAAGGATATCTTATAGATGTTCTTGATAAACTTTCACAGGTTGGTGATTTACAAGTTGATTTTTCCGACTATGATGAAGAATTAGAAGTAATTAACTTTGAAATAAAGCCAAAGGAAATTCGCCTAATAGTTGACTTAATGTTTCAAGAATACATGGAAAAGGATATTCCTTTATTACATGCTTTTAAAATTAATTTTACGCCATCAGATTTAAACATCATTACTCCATCCACTGAAAGAAGAACATATACCGATTTAATTGACTCATTAAATACCAAAAATGAAGCCAGTTTGGATAACTATAAAAATAGAGATCGTAATACCGGTAAATTATTAAAGGTTATCGACTATTCGAAATATGGTGATGAATAATGTTGGACTTTGATTATTTTTATAAAATACAAGGCTCTTATGGGATGAAAAATAAGCGTGAAAAAGATTTGGCGAAAATTAATTATGAAATGTCAAAACATTTCGAAGATACCACGGATTGCAAGGATGTACTAATCAATGGAGAACCATCTCAGTTAATTATTGTAAAAGATACAGATTCGAATGTCTATAGTAAAAAGATTAAATCAAGGCATGATGATAAATTTAATCTTGGAGATTATGTTGAGTGGAATAATCAACATTGGATTGTTTTGAAACTCGATCCAGATGAAGATACATGGAATCGTGGATATATGTATTTGTGCGATATATTACTTTGTTGGCAAAATAAAGCCGGCGACATTATATCGCGTTGGTGCTACTCAGAAAATTACACAAAATATACAAATGGGATAAAGGAAAATAAAGTAATAGATGTTGGTGATAATCAATATGGTTTATCTCTTCCAGTGGATAATGAAACTAAAGTATTAAAACGTAATTTACGATTTGCAATAGATTATGAAGGTGCAGTTGTTCCTGATGTTTATAAACTAACTAATAGGAAGGTTTTGCTTAATGATTATAGATATTTTAATCGAGGTGGAATAATTAATTTAACATTATCTTATAACGCTTTTAATGATAAAACAGATAAATTAGTTACTCTTGATAATGGTCAAAAAGTATGGATATGCGACTATTTTGATATGAATAATAATCCTACTACACCAGAAGATAAAAAGACATATGCAAATATTATATCTAGTGGCAAACTAATCATTGGTTCAAAAGAATATATTACTTTTATTGCTAACTTTTATGATACAGATGGAAATTTAAACAATACTATTACTCCTGTATGGGAAATTATTAAACCTAATATAAGCAACGTTGATAATGATATATCAATTGTCTATGAGAATGGGTTATGTAAAATTAAGGTTGCTGAAAATTATGATTTAATTGATAAAGATATTATAATTAAAGTAAGTGATGGTAATGATAGCTATATTGGTGAAATCACAATGAAAATGGAAATGTGGTGATAATATGGTTATATCTGATGTTGTAAAATGTAAAAAAAAAATTATGAATAAATTAATTGAAATTCCAGATGTATTTTTATTAATAAATAACAAATGTATATCTAAACCATCTGAAATGATGTTCGAAAATATATTTCCATATTTTAAAGTATCAGATGCTAGGAAAACTGTTAATAATTATATATGTTTTGATTATAATAGTAGAATTTCTTCAAAAAATAGTTCATTTAAGGATATTACAATAAATATTGGTGTTATATGTCATAAAGATGATATTAAAACGCCATGGGGTTCAAGGCATGATGTTTTAGCAGGAGTTATTATAGATTCTTTAATATGGGAAGATATTTTAGGATTTAATCTTGAATTAATTTCTGATATTGAAAATATATTACAAAATGATTATCATACTCGCACATTACAATTTAAAAATCTTGCTATAAATAGTATTAATAATGGGGTGCACTCAGGTGTATATTGATGATCTTATTATATATAGAGGTAAAGATTATAAAGTAAATGACAAAATCATTATTAGACAGCCGACAGTTGGTGAAATAACTGACTACGGCGAACAAAACTTTTTCTCAATGGTACATATGCTTACAAATGTGGGTGCGGATTTAAAATGGCAACTTGATGAAGTTGGTATTGATTATACTAAAATAAACGATTATGAACTTTTCTATCATTTATGTAAAATTTATAAAAAAGAACAAACACAAATAATTTTTTATGATTTAGATCTTACTCTGTTTGAGTGGTGTAACTATACTCCAACCGGAGAAGATATCTTATATGATAAATATAATGATATCATATTGGATAGATATGCTTATGCAGTAATAATGGAAGTTCTGAGAAAAACTTATAATTTAAAACGTAATAATGAATTACCAGGTAATGAAGCAACTAGATTAATATTAATTGAAGATGCAAAAGATGAATATGAAATAAATAAAAACAAACCATATATATCACAATTATTTAATTTGATATCGACAATGGTTAATAGTGATGGTTTTAAGCATGATGAAGTAACTGTTTTCGATATGAAGATAGGTGCTTTCATGAATAGTGTTAAAAGAATAGAAAAGATTAAACGTGCCGAAATATTACTACAAAGTGGATATTCTGGTTATGGAGTAAATTTAAAAGAAATTGATAAAAAAGAATTAGACTACATGGGAGAACTTTAGAGGTTCTTTTTTTATGTAAAAAATTAAGGAGGAATAAAGATATGGATATGAATCCTAATGAATTAATACTTGATAGAGTACGTGAATTGATATTTACAGATTTATCTGACGGTCATGTTTTAGGCAGACTTACATCTCTTGAAGATGCATCGTTAAACACAACTGCTGAAGGTACCGATATTGTAGACTCAATTGGTGCTGTTATTACTACATTATATAGAGCTAAAACTGGAGAATTTACTGCAACCAATAGCTTATTTAGTTTGGATTTAGCAGCTCAACAGTTTGGTTCTACTAAGGAAGTAGCTAGTGAAGAAAATAAAATTCAAACTCCGGTTAGTGAAGTTTTGACGGTTAATAAGGATGGTAAAATTATACTATCTCATGTACCGTGTAACCAGATTAAATATATTTATAAACTTCAAAATAGATCTTTAGCTAAAATGTTCACCGTTGGTACTACTGTATCTGAGACTGAATTTACTATTTCAGAGCAGGAAATTACTGTTCCTACAGGTGTAACCGGTGAGATATATGTAGAATATGAATATGAGGCTGATGCTGCCGTTAAGGTAGATAATAATACGGATGAGTTCCCAGAAATGGTTGGTGTAAAGATCTTCTGTATCTTTAAAGACGTATGTAATGAAAATATTAAATATGCAGGAAGTATTGTTTCTAAAAAGGCAAAATTAGATCCTTCTTCTGTTCAGCTTGCTCTTACGTCTACAGGTAAGCATCCGTTCAAAGTTAAGTTTAATAAAGAGTGGTGTGATGGGAAAGAAACACTTTTTAGCACAATTATAGCAGCTTAAATTCTACGTATTTATACATAGTCTATGGGCAGTTAACTACTGCCCTATTGTAAAAAATGAGGTGTACTTTTGGATAATATAAATTCATATTGTGTTATTTGTGGTACTGGATATCATTGTTGTATAAGTTGTCCTGAAAATAGAAGTTCTTCGTGGAGATTAATTACTGATACAGAAAACCATTTTAAAGTTTATATGATTTTATGTGATTATCGTGATAAGAAAATTACGAAAGAAGTAGCATTAAAACAATTAAATAATGTTGATATTACTGGATGGGAAAATTTCAAAGAAGGAACTAAGCAATTAATTGCTGAAATTTTAACGAATGATACTACTGATGAAGTTGAAGAAATTAAAGAAAATAATAAAGTAAAAGAAGTTAAAAAGCATAAGACAAATGTAAAATTATAATAATGAATAGTGGTAGAAATAAAAATAAAATAGGTTATATTACTCGTTATTCATTATTATGAATTTAAGTAATATAGCCTATTTTTTTACATTTTAAATGGAGAGAGGTGTATTTTATAAAAACTTATAGTGACATTTTCGGGCATTGGTATGAAGCAGAGGAAGTACGATATATCCCTAATATGAAGCAAAATTATCGTTATCTAAATAGTGGAAAATGCAAAGATCAGTTGGTAGATATTATTTGTGGAAATGATGACAAGTTGGTTTTTGTTTGGAAAAAATCAGAGATTATGGATGAATTATATTCTCTCTGGTGTAAAAGGCAACTATAATTACAAAGGATGTTGATGTAAATTAATACAATAAATAATGAAGTACATAAATTAAAATTAGTTTCACATATACCACCATCAGTTAACCATTATCTTGCATATCGTGCAATTATTAAAAATGGTAAACCTATGGCAATGAGTTATAAAACTTCGGAAGCAATAAAATATCAAAAAGCTTTTGCTACTTATTCTAAGAATGAAGCACAAAAACAAAATTGGATTATGTCAAATAACAGATTTCAGCACTATTATGTAGATGCTGTTTTTTATTTTCCACGAATAGACCAAGATTGCAATAATTACTGGAAATGCCTTTTTGATGCAATTACTGATAGTAAAAGTGTTTGGTTGGATGATACTCAGGCATGTGAACGTGTAAAGGGTATTCGCTATGATAATAAAAATCCAAGAATTGAATTAGAAATATATCCTGTAGATTATATCGGTATTTTTGATAATAATACCCAATTGGAATTATTTGAATCTAATTGTATCCATTGTAATAGATATAGAAACGGAAATTGTAGTCTACTTAATAAGGCAAAAGAAGGACGTTTACAAGAAGAAATTAGCGATAATATATGTTCTAAGTTCAAAGAAATAAAATAATAATTGGAGGAAAAATAATGAATAGTGAAAAAGTAAATATAATTAACAATACTAAAGAAATTGTTTTTGAAAATAACGATATTAAGGTCAAGGAAAAACTTAGTTTATCAGAAGCTATTCAATATGTAAACGTTGTATCAACGACTGTGGTTAATACTGTATATACTCCGATATACCAAAAATTGATTAATATAGATTGTTTTATTACGTTCTATACTGATATTACAAAAACAAGTTTAGAAAATATTTATGATCATTTATATGAGTATGATGATTTAATTCATAACTTATTAATGTCTGATAGAATAGATAAAAATCAATATATTGACATACAAAATGCAATAAATGATGAAATTTCATTTAGGAAACAGGTACTAATTAATCAGAGTAATAATACGGTTGCTGATTTAGCTACTAAATTACTGCAAAAAGAAATTGAAGTACAAGATCTACAAAAGGGAATATTGGAACAGCAAAAGGAAATAAATGATACAATCCCTCCTGAATTACAGAAGAAATTTATTGAAAAGTTTAATAATTCTGAATTAACTAGTGATGCGATCGTTACAGCATACTTAAATTCCGATTGGCATAAATCTATGGAACAAGGAATTATTGACGATAAAAATAAACAGATTAAAGAGCTGCAAAAGATCAAATTTCCACAGGATCATAAAAAGAAAACTGTTAGAAAATCAAATACAAGTACGAATAAAAGTGTAAATGATAAGAAAACAGATAATATCATTGCCGTAGATTTTAAGGAAGTATAATTATGGCTACTAATTTTATTAAAAACGGTAATGAATTAGAGAAATTATTAGAACAACAAATAATTCATTGGTTAAATAATATTGCATCCAATATTGCAGAGAAATATATAGAAGAATTTTTAGAGAGCGAATTTTATTCTAAATACTCTCCTCGTAGTTATAAAAGGACACAACAAATACTACAGAGTATTGTTAAAACTAATATAGAGAAAAATGGTAATACATATTCTATTATGGTTTATTTAGATCCCACTATTACACAAGGTTATTATGGAGATATCGGTCAAAAGGAAGCAGGTTATCCTCCCACTAATGGTAATACATTAAAGGTATGGGAGAATATGAATGAAGGCTGGCACGGTTTTGCCGGACAAACTGATGGACATTTTTGGGATAGACTTGTTGAGGAATTAGATAAGGAAGGTAAATATGATGTATTTGCTGATTTTGCTAGATATCTAACAAATAAAGGAATTAAAACAGTTAAACTAAATTAGCATCAAACCGTGCTTTTAATCAACCTTAATTTTGATTGAAAATAACTAATTTTTATCGTTAATTAACGCCTATGAGCCATTATAGTGTCATATTGGTATTAACTTATATGTAGCCAATTTAAGAGCCTATTTATAGCTTATAAAGGTGCAAACGGTAAATGAGCGTGGTACTGCTTAGTGTACTGTTCAAAATAATAAAATAATTTTTAAGGCAATAGATTTCATCGTCTATTGTCTTTTTTGTTGCGGTAGTTTATTTAAATTTAGTCTTAAAGGAAGTGATTTTTATGGGTAGATCAACAGTTTATAATAATATTACAACACCAGAACTAATTGAACAAATATTAGAAGAAAATAAAGAGTTATATAAAGATTTTCTTGCTTATTTATCAAGTGTAGACAGGTCGGTTAAAACAATTAAAAGTTATGAGAGCGATTTAGAAATCTTTTTTGTATGGAATCTTCAATACAATAAAAACAAGGATTTTATTGATATAACAAAACGTGAGTTTGCTAAATTCCAAAATCATGCTTTAAATACTTGGGATTGGAGTCCAAATAGAATAAGGCGTGTTAAATCAACCCTATCTTCACTTTCGAATTATATAGAAAATATATTAGATGAAGAGCCAAAATATAAAGGATACCGCTCTATTATTAAAAAGATAGAAAATCCTGTTAAAGAAACTGTTAGAGAAAAAACAGTTTTAACTGATGAGCAAGTTGGTTCGCTACTTGATACTTTAATAGAACAAAAACAATATCAGCAAGCTTGTATAGTAGCTTTAGCAGCAATGAGCGGAGCGAGAAAGAGTGAATTATTAAGATTTAAAGTAGATTTCTTTTCAGATGAAAATATAGTTTTTGATTCGTTATATAAGACTCCAAAGATATCAACAAAAGGGCGAGGAAAAAATGGAAAATTACTGAATAAATATGTCCTTTTAGACTTTAAAAAATATTTTGACTTATGGATGGAAGAACGTGACGAATTAGGCATCGATAGTGAATGGTTATTTGTTACAAAACAGAATAGCGAATGGAAACAAATGAAAATAAGCACATTAAATAGCTGGGCTATAACATTTTCAAAAATATTAAATGTAGATTTTTATTTTCACTCACTCAGACATCAACTTTGTACTCGTTTACATAAACTTTCTCTTCCACAAGATATTATTCAAGAATACTTCGGATGGGATTCTGCTGAAATGCTAAAAATTTACAACGACATGGATTTATCGGAAGAGTTTGGAAAGTATTTTACTAAAGATGGAATCATTGAAGGTACGGTTGGAAATATTAATGATATAAGTAATTAATTATCAATAATTTAATAATGAGCGGTTTTAATATAAAAATATGGCACCCATTTTGTGGGTGTTTTTTATTGTAAGAATATCCACAAAAGGGGTGATAAGATGGATAAATTTGGTATATTGTTATTGGCTGCCCTAGAAAAAAATGTTGGTAAAAGCATTCAAGATCAATTAAATCAGATAAAAGATTTATCTATAAATGACGTTAAGATAAAAATTAACGCAGATAATATTCAATCCGAATTAAAGAAATTTGAAAATAAAGCTAAAGGTACAAAAATTGAAATCTTTGATTCAGAAAAGTTAGACGAACAGGGTAGAAAATATTTTACCAAAACAACTAATATTTTAAAACAGGTTAAAGATTATTATAAAAAGAATGGCGCTATTAGCGTTGATATTAAAGATACCGAAAAAAGTAATGGTCAGATTAGAAAATTTACTGCTACTGTAACTGAAGCTACTGGGGTAATTAATAAATTTAATTTTGAACGTGCAAAAATTAATACTGGCGGTGCAAAACCTAATTATGGTTTTGTTCAGTCTGAATTAGTAACCTCACTTGATAAATTATCTGGAACAAAACTTAAGCAGACAGAAGATTATTTAAGTAGAATTAGTAATAAAATTAAGGATATTAACAGTAAAGCATTTAATCAGTCCAATCCGCTAATAACTGAAGATACAACAAGTAAATATAATAATAAATTAGATGAAACATTAACTCGAATTAACGATATTAGATCCTCTTCTATTATATTGTCAGATACTCATAAACGTGATATTAACAATATGGTAGCTGATTTGGAGAGGTACCTTAAGGAATTAAAAGAGTTACAATATGCCGCTACCAAATTAAAACCAGATACATTTCAAGATACAAAAGCTACATTACAAGCACAATTAAAGACAAATACTCAGAAATGGACTCAAAGTGGTATTCTTAGTGGTGACTTTAAGAGAAAAGTAGAAGAAGCCAAGCAGTTACTAGATAATGCCACTGATCCATCACAATTAAATAAGTTTCATGCAGAATTCAAATTATTAAATGAAGATTTTAAGCAAACTAGAGATGCAGAAGCTTACGCCAATCAATTAGAAAACATTAAATTACGTGCTAGTGGTGCCGGTCAAAGTTTTCAAGCATATTTAAGTAAATTAAAACCAAGTGCACTAAGGGAATTTTCAATTGAGATTCAAAATATTTCAGATCAATTTGATAAAGTAGCTAAAACTGGTGATAAAGTTGAATTTAGTAATGCTAATAGTAAATTAGCAGAATTTAAATCAACTATGAAAGCCACTGGAAATGAAACTGCTTCATTTACTCAGATAATTAAACAGAATATTCAAGCATTTTTAAATTGGTATTTAATCGGTAATGTAGTATCAAATACTGTAAGGCAAATCAAACAAATGGTCGTCAATGTTGTAGAACTAGATGACAGTTTAGTAGAATTACGAAAGGTATCAGACCTAACAGGTAAATCATTAAATAATTTTGTTAAGGATGCATATGATGCTGGTGAAGCAGTAGCTCGTACTGGTAAGGATGTTGTTGACGCTACAACCCAATATAAACGTGCAGGATATCAGCTTGAAGAGAGCTTTGATTTAGCTAAAACAAGTTTAGTTATGATGAACGTTGGTGATGGTATTAGCTCAGTGGAGCAGGCTGCTTCATCATTAATAGCTATATTAAAGGGTTTTAAGTTATCTGCTACAGATGCTATGTCAGTAGTTGATATGATCAATAATGTATCCAATAATGCTGCTATTGATTTTGATAACATAGCTGATGGATTACGAAGAGTATCTGGTACTTTATCGCAAACAGGTACATCAATTCAGCAAACTATAGCATTACTTACTGGTGGTTTTAGTCAGCTCCGTAATATAGAATTGGTATCAAGAGGTTTAGTTACTATTTCTCAAAGATTACGTGGTGTGAGTGAAACTGGAGAAACAATTGATGGGCTATCTGCTAAATTACAAAGTACATTTAAAAGAATTGCTGGAATAGACATAGAAACTGCTACTGGCTTACGTTCCACTTATGATATTTTACAGGATATGGCGAATGTATTCCCGACATTAACAGAAAGACAAAGACAATATCTTGGTGAACTTGCAGCTGGTAAGGATCAGGTTAAAGTACTTAATAGTATTTTGAATGGTTGGGAAGATGTCGACAAAGCTACTTCTTTTGCTCTTAATGCAGAAGGATCTGCTTTAGAAGAAAACGAGAAAGTTCTCGATAGTATTCAGGGAAAAGTAAATGCATACAAATCAGCTTTCCAATCTTTATCTAATGATATTGTAGATGAAGATCTTATTAAATTTATTGTAGATTCTGGTACTAATATTTTAAAATTATTAGATGATACAATTGAAAAATTGGGACTATTTCCAACTTTAATAACAGCTATTTCTGGTGTTATTAGTGCTAAAAATGCTGGATTTTTAAGATATGATAGTATAAATGGATGGTCAAATGCATTTAGTTCTTTTATTAAAAATGCAAAATCAGCTAAAACAGTAATGTCTAATGAATTAGCTAATGAATTTGTAAAATTTAGGGATGAAATGATTAGGACAGGCAAGAGTGCGGAAGTACTTGCTGAGGAATTTGGTTCTAATGTTACACCAGCTATTATAGAATTTGCTAAAACTGGAGATGCTAGTTCATTAACTATTAAGGATTTTGAACATTATTTAAATGGTATGACCGTTTCTGCTCAAGCTGCTTCAGTAGCTATGAAAGCATTGTCTATAGCCGTTAATATGCTTATTGGCTTAGGCATTAGTTTGGCTATTCAAGGTATTGTAACCGGAATAACCAAATTGGTTAATGCTAATCAGGATGCTATAGATAAAGCAGAAGAACTAACAAAAAAATATCAAGATATGATGGATACCCTTAATGCGAATCAAGGTACTGTTGAAGGTTTAAAGGAAGAATTCGAAAAATTATCCAAGGGTGTTAGTGACAGCGGTAAAAATATATCTTTATCTACAGATGAATACAAAAGATACCAAGATATTGTAAATACAATAGTTGCAATAAGTCCTGAATTAGTAAAAGGTTATGATAATGAAGGAAATGCTATTGCAGATAAGAACTCTTTAATTGAAGAATCTATAAGATTAATACAAGAAGAACGTAGAGAAAAGTTATTAGATCAGACAACAGATAAAAACAACTGGACAATAGCTAAAGGTAATATAGCATCATTAGATCAGGAACGTAAAGAAGCAAAAAAATCAAGAGATCAAGTTGTATCTGAATTATTAAGGTCAATGACTCATGACAAAAACGGAAAGTATATAAATGATTTGTCAGAAGAAATATATGATTCGTTTATGTCTGCATTTCAATTAACAGAAAATAAGATGATAGATAAATCATCTACTTCTGGTTATTCTGGCTTGCTTACAGCAGTTTTAGCACATGACGATAATCGTAAAAAGATTATTGATGCATTAGAAAATGATTTTAGTGTTGTTAATCAGTTTGTTGATGGAGTAGATCTAACAAATATCACCAAAGAATATCAAGACTATGTAAGATCATTAAAAGATGTAGAAAATGCAGAACAATCATTTAATAGTCAATTAAAATTGGTAGCTCAATCATCTGATTATTATGATAAATTATCTGAAGCAACACGAAATTTTGTTAATACTTATATTGATGGTTTCAGATTAACAGGAAAAGAAACAAGCGATCAAATAGAGAAAATGACAAACTCTATTTTATACTTTGTTGAGACTTTATCTAATAATTCAGATGCTCAGATTAAGATAGAACAGTTATTTAATTTAAAGAGTAATTTACCTGTTGATGAATATGTAAAACAATATCAAGAAATTGTAGAAGAAATAATTAAAGCTATAGATGGTGCTGACGGAACAGGATTAAGTACAGAAGAAGAAATAAGTATTCGTACAAAACTGAATTTTAAAATTGATAATACAATTAATCTACGTCAAGCCGTTAATGATAAATTAAAAGAATTAGGTATATCAGATAGTGATAATTATATCGGTGAATTGTCTGCTGCTGATTTAAAAATTGTTTATAGCTTTGTAGCAGATGAAAATACATTTACTTCAATTGATGATATAAAAGATAAGCTTGAAGAAGCAAAGCAATATATAGAAGAACCAATATCATTGCAGGTACAATTAGAAAGTGAAGAATTCGGGCAATATCTTGCTGATGTTGATAAAATACGTAATGCAATATCAAAATCTTCTGAAATGACATCTTCTGAAATTGCTTCTCTCATGAAAGATTTTTCTCAATATTCTGACATATTTGAGCAATTTAGTGTAACAGGAGAAAAAGGTGTTGGCAACCTTGAAGGTGCGTTGAAGGCGTTGTTAGGAAAAATATACGAAACAACTACCGAAGCGTTAGGATTTAATCAAGTTCTCAAATCAATATATGATGAGACTATGAATACAACCGATTCAACGTATGAATTATCAAATGCTATGCAAGCATTGTCAGATAGCAATGACTTAATTAAGGATTTAAAAGAAGAATATAAAGAATTAGGTACTATATCAACAGATTCGCTTAATAGAATTATTAATACATATCCACAGCTTACTCAAGTTGTTACAGATTTTATTACAAAGCAAAAAGAAGGAACAGATGTAATAGCTGCACTTGATGAAGCTTATAAAATTGATGTAGATAATTATCGTAATGCTGTACTTTCAAAAAAATCGCTAGATAGTGATTTCTATAAAGAAACAATAAATAATTTACCTGATTGGGTAAAAAATTTAGCCGATAGTTATCAAATTGATTTAGATAATTATACAAATTTACAAAAAGCAAAATTAGGTCTTGATAAAGAACTTGCTATGAGACAAACACTACTAAAACCTTTTTCTGATGAAAAATTCATGTCAAATTTACCTTTTGGTGATAGATTGGGTTACAATAATATAAAAAGATATTATGAAACCAGTATTAATGATATTCAAAAGATTATTAATAGTATAGACACGAGTTTAGATACATCAATAAATTTAAGGGACTATCAAGCACCGCCAGATAAAAAAAGCAAAAAGAAAACTGATCCAAAATGGTTAGTTGATTATAAAAATGCCAAGGCTGACTTAGATCATCGTCTAGCCATGGATAAAGTTACAGAAGAAGAATATTATAAAGAGCTTGAAAAATTAACTAATAAGTATTTAAAAAAGCATAAAAAGACACATCTTGATTTATATCGTAAGAATGTTGAAGAAATCTATAAAGGTATGAAAAAAATAAATTCAGATGCTATTAAAGCTGAATTTTATGATTTAAAATATTCTTTCGATATGGACAAAATAGATGAAGATACGTATTATAAAAGACTAAAAGATCTCAATGATAAATATTATAAAGATTCGAGTATTAAAGAGTATCAAGATGCTTATAAATCTAATTTATTAGAACTACATAAGTGGGAAATTGAGCAAGATGAAAAGAAATTTCAAAAGAAAATTAAATTATATGATAAGTATCTTGAAGAAATAGACCATATTATAAATTTTATTGATCCTAATAGTGTTGAGCAAATTACTCTATTACAGACTGGATACGCTCAGGCTTCTAGCAAGGTTAAAGACTTAAATACTGAAATTGACAAACTGAATAAGCAATATAGTAAAGGAAAAATTTCAGAAGAAACATATACTAAAAGACTTGAAACATTGACTTCACAACTCTTCTCTGCTACTAATGCAATGAAGAATTATTCTGATTCAATAATTTCTGCAATGAAAGCTAGGTATGATGAACAACGTAATAGCTTAGAAAAAGCACAAAAAGATGAATTGGATAGTCTCGAAAATTCGCATAAAAAGATTATTGATAATCTTGAAAAACAGATTAATAAATATAAAGAAATTGTTGATGAAAAGAAAAAATCATTACGTGTTACTAAAGAGGAACATGAATATCAAAAGAAAATAAATGAACATACAAAAAATATTTCTGATTTAGAATCACGAATTGCTGATTTAAGTAAGGCTGCTACTAGTGGCGATAGAGAAGCACAGGCAGAAAAACGTAAACTTGAAGATGAACTAGCTAAAGAGAAAGATAACTTAAAAGAAACACAATATGATAGAGAAGTAGAATTAGCTGAAGATGCATTGGACGAATCATATGATGCTTATCAGAAAATGCTTAAAAAACAGATTGAAGATCAAAACGATATTTATGAAAGAAAAAAAACATTAGCTGAAAAGGAATATAATACAAAGCTTGAAAATATAGAAAAACTTTATGACAATGAAAAACAGTTAATTATTGAAGCAGCGGAGTTAACTGGCTCTGAGTTCTCGAAAGCATTTACATCTATCAATGAGACATTGTCACAATATGGTATGAGTGTATCAGATGATTTCAAAAATGTTTATAATTCTATTGGTAATTCAATATCTGGCATAGCTAAGGTATCTAGTATACTTGGTGATGGTTCTAAAAAGGGCAAAGATACTAGTGGTTTAAGTCAGCTTAATCAATGGCTAGGATCTAGAGGATATAACACTGTTAATAAAAAGCAAATGGTTGAGATTGCACAGGCACTAGGACTGACAGAAATTAAAAGTGTTAAAGATGTACAGGATACACCTGCCGGACGTAAAAATAAAAATCTTATTTTAAAAGCGTTAAAGGATGCAAAATTTGAGTCAGGCGGATATATAGATGCAAGTATGGTTAGAAGTGTTGGAGAACATGGATTAGCATTAGTTAGACATGGAGAATCCGTACTGACGGTTGAACAGGGTAAATTATTTAGAGAATTGATTACTAATATAAAACCTTTAAATAATCTTGTAAAATTAAATTCACCTGTTAATCATATGACTAATAATAATGTATCTCCAAAATTTGTATTCAATCTTAATGGAGGTACAATTACTAAGGATGCAATGCCTGACTTTAACAAAATGGTAAATGATGCGACTGAAAAGGTTACAGTTGAACTATTGAATATGGTACGTAAAAGGTAATATATTAGGCTGCTATTTCTTCATCGGAATAGCAGCTTTTTAAAATAATAAAAGGCGGTGTTAAAATGACAATTAATAAAGGTATGAGATTTTTATATGCCGGTCAAGATTCCGAAGAATTTGAAGTAATGCTATGTTCTATTGGCAATATAAATACTGAAACAAATGATGAGGAAACTTCTTTAGTAACATCAAAGTCTCCATTTAAAGATTCGTGGGATCTACATTATATTGAAAACACTGCACCACTTAACTTTACATTAACCATAGCTGATATTAATGGTTTATATTTAGATAGTGATAGACAACGTATATTGAAAAGATGGTTATGTAAGGATAAAAGATATTGGTTACAGGTAGACCAAGATGATTTAACGGAAGTTTATTATTATTGTATTATGAATAATCCTCGACCGGTTAATAATGCTAAATTTACAGGTGGAATGGAATTAAATGTTATATGTGACTGTGGACATGCATGGTCATATTTACATAAAGAATTTTATGAAACAAACAATGGTGTATTGACTTTTGATTTTAATAATGTGGCTGATTATGATAATTATATTTTATATCCAACAGTGATAATTAATCCAACTAAAAACGGTAATATATCTATTAGAAACAATACTACTGGTGACGAAGTTGTAATTAAAAATTGTATAACTAATGAAATTATAACAATTGACGGCAGAAGCGACAATGCAGAGACTACTTCTTATAGACGGTTGCTTGATGATTGGAATAAAAATGTTGTTGAATTAATTACTGGTGTTAATAACTTGACTCTTACAGGTAATTTTAAAATGTTATTTGAATATAGAATGCCAATAAGGGTTGGTGGATGATAGAAAGCAAAGAGATTTTTATTTTATCTCTTTGCTTTTATTAATTAAATATCAATATGAAGTTGACCTTCAAAATATATTGGTGCTTTATTTATATAAGCGTTACCTCTATAGTCTACAGAATTAAATGTCAGATTATAGTCTATATATGTTTCTTCATTTACTAAAAAGTAATTATTAAGTATGCTTTTATAATATACAGTTTTTTCTTCTCCTGACTTAATTGTAATATTTTCTGAGATTTCTGTATTGTTTGGTGATTCGTATAATTTAACAATAGATGATTGTTCCACATTATCCTTGTTAAATACAAATGCATTTTTAGTAAGTATTACATCATGTTCACTTGTATTGTTAATTGTCATTGCAACAGTATTTGTAATATTATTATCGTCAAGAACAGTTTCGTTAATATTAATTTTAGAATCAAACATAACTTGTTGTTTTACACTTACATTTAATACATATTTTGCATTTCCGGAAGTTCCTGTTATTTTTACATCTCCCATTGTGATGCCGGTGACTACACCTTTTTTGTTAACTTTAGCGATATCAGGATTCGAAGATTTCCATGTTATTTTATTTTTGTTTCCAGATATGCTAAGTTTAATTGTATCACCAATATATATATCTGTAGATTTTTCATCTAACACAATGGATTTAGATGCAGCTGATACATTCAAAACAGGAATAAAGTTAAAGATACAAAATGATAATACAAATAATGTAATTAATGTTTTTATTGAATTAAACTTTTTCAATTTTATCTCCTCTCATTTGTATTGTATATTAAATTATACCACAATAATACAAATTTTGCAACTATTAACTGAAAGGCGGTGAGTGATTTTGATATTTAGATACGATAAAAATCATAAATTGAGACAGAATCAAATTTTCTTGGCTAATCCTCAAAAAGATTATATTGGTGTTCTGACAAGTGCTAAGAATATTAAAGTAACTTTATTTATGAATGATCTTAATACTGCTTCATTTCGAATTTATAAATTTGAAAATAATATAGAAAATAAGAATTATACCGAACTTGAAATAAAAAGATTAGTTGAAATTAGATATATTGGATGGTTTCAAATTTCTAATGTCAAAGAACATGATGACGGAATGTATTCATATAAAGATATTACATGTATAGCATTAGAGAACGAATTAACCGGTAAGCGTATAGATGATATTAAGGGTGTTTTTGCATTATATGATATTACCGACACTGAACATAGTTTATTACATATAATTACAAGACAGACTGATTGGAAAATTGGACACGTAGATAATGAGTTAGTCGAAAAATGGCGTACATTTTCAATAGACTCTAATAAAATATATAATTTTCTTGTACAGGATGTAAGCAAATCATTTAGTTGTTTATTTTTATTTGATGTTTATGAAAAGACTATCAATGCTTATAAATTAAGTAATTATGGTGAATTAACAGATATCATTATTTCAAAAAAAAATATATTACAAGAATATATTAGAGAATCAAGTTTGGATAATATTATTACAAAACTTCGTGTAACAGGCGCAGATGGATTAGATATTCGTGCGGTAAATCCTACTGGTTCAAATTATATTATCAACGTAAATTATTTTAAGAATACTGGTTGGATGTCACAAGGACTTGTAGATGCATTAGATAATTATGAAAATGCGCTTAATTCTATTGCAAAAACATATACTACTACTCTCTCACTTTATAAACAACGGCAGAGCGAATTAACTGTATTAAATGCAGATTTAGAGACACTAAATGCAAATAAAAAAGCAAAGGAAAATGTTCAGGGTTCATATGTTCAATTATACAATGGCACTCCTCCTTCAACATCTAATGAGTATCAATTATACATAGAAGCAGTAAACGAATTAGCAGATACAAATAGACAAATCGCAATTAAAAAAAAAGAAATTCTTAATAAGGAAAATCAAATTGATGACATTAGACAGCAATTAGATGACATCGGTACATCATTAGATCAATCTAAATATTTTACGAAAGCACATTTGACTGAACTTGAAGTATTTTTAACTGAGAATGATGAATATCAAGATTCAACTTTTATTGCCACAGATACTATGACAGCAGAAGAAATTATTGATATGAAGCTAGAGTTGTTAGAAAATGCTAAAGAAGAATTAAAAAGGGCAAGTCAACCTCAGTATACGGTAGAAATATTAGCAAGTAATTTGTATTCAATCATTGATGATGATACTAGAAAATTGTCTTATGACAAATGGAAAGAGCAACTTCAATTAGGAAATATAATAACAATTAAATTTGAAAAAGGGTATATTACAACTGCTAGGCTGATAAAGATTGAAATAGATTTTGATAATTTGGCTGATTTAAAACTTACATTTAGTGATAAGAGTAGATTTGATAATGAACTTACTGAACTTGGTGAATTAATTGCGGATGCTGGAAGAACTTCTAATTCTATGTCATTATCTAAATTTGGATGGGATAAAGCATCTAAGTTAACTTCTCCTGTTCAAGAATTTATAACTAGCACTTTAAATGCCACAGTTAATGCTATACAATCCAATGACAATCAAGATATGTATTTTGATACCTATGGTTTACATATGCGCAAATGGTTACCAGATCAAAATAAATATGACGATAAACAAGCGTGGTGGACTAACAATATATTGTTATTCTCTGATGATGGTTTTAAGTCTGCTAAAACTGGTATAGGACAATTTACTACTGAAGCAGGTGAAACATTTTATGGATTTATAGGTGAAGCAATTATTAGTAACATTGTTGCATCTGAATCTTTAACTATAAAGAATGCCAATAATACATTTATTGTAGATAAAAATGGTGCTTTATTGATTGATGCTAATTTTACAATTACAAGAGGAAATAACAAAATAGTTCTCGATCCTATAGAAGGATTTAGTATTTATAATAAAAGTGATAAAGTTATATTCCTCGATTCCAATGGTGATGCAAATTTTAAAGGGCATATTACCGCTAGTAGTATTACATTAACAAATGCTATTGGTCTAACTATTAATAATGGTAATGGAACTTTTACAGTAAGTGCAGATGGTCATATTCACGCTGAATCCGGTGATATTGCAGGATTTATTATGGATAATAATGTTTTGTGGGCAGGTGAAGGTACTAAATATATTAGGATAAGTTCTGATCATACTTATATAAATGATCAGTATGGTGCTATTGACTTAGGACTTTCACCTGAAATAAATCCTAGTACTGGAATGAAAGATACCATTATACACCTTAGATCAGATGGATATGCACGTTTTGGATTAAACGCACTAGATGGATCAGTTAAATTCAACTATAAAGATCAAGATTTTACCGGTAAGAATAAAACATTTACATTTTATACAAAAAACTTTAGAATAGCTAATGATGGATTGGTAACTTCGACTGGTATAAACTTAAAAAACGGTAGTCCAATACGTGGATATAGTACAAACGGTATTCCTCATAATTTAGTTAATTTTTCTCCCAATGATAATGTAGTTGTTGGACAGGAAAACGATCCTCAAAATACACATATTTATGGATTAGATGAACTTGCATTCTATATTGGATCAGATAATAATAAAGCATTTATTATGAGTCCAGATAAATTTAGTTTTAAATTGCCTATAGAGCTAAATGGTAATTTAGATGTTGCAGGTGATTTAGGAGTTAAAGGTAATGAAACTGTGTCTGGAAATTTAAGTGTAAGTGGGAAAACTACAACTAATACTCTATCATCTTCTGGTAATATTACAATGGGAGGTAATTTAGTAGCAACACAAACATGGGTAAAGGCTCAAGATTATGCAACTAAAGCAGAGTTGGACTCGGCTAAGACTACTTATTATAATCAAGGTAAAGCATATGGTGAATCATTACACGCTGGTGATTATAGTAGAGGGTATAATTCTGGTGAAAGAGACGGCTATAGTAGAGGTTATAGTGAAGGTTATGCTAAGGGGCTTTCTGAAGGTCAAAGTCAAGGTGGCACAGATTAAATAAGTGGTCGGTAAACTTTAAAAATAAAAGGAACTGGATATTTTCAGTTCCTTTTATATAAACTATTCAAAATTATAATCATATACAAGTTTGCAACCTGTTGTTACTTCTACATCAAATTTAACATATTTTTTGTTACCAATAATTTGACTAAGGGTTTTTGTATTTTCATTACCAAAATACTTAACCAAATCATCATCGTTGATCATGTTATATATTGCATCGTCACTGTCTATATATTCAGCAATCATTACAAGAAGATACTCGCCATTACGTACTTTATTAAATCCATAAGTGGATATGTTATTATTACCTTCGTAATAAAAAGATGACTGTTTATAAAAAGTTTTTGGATCTTCATTTTCAATTAATATATTTTTTAATTCTTTTAATTCATATATAGGTTGTTCTTTATCTTTAGGGATTAATAATAAATCTACTGTACAAGGATTTACTTTATTTTCGTTATTAGTGTCAATATATGTTACTCCACCTGTAATACTTCCTACTTGTTCAGGTATTACAGTTACGTTACATTTATATTTCTTTTTTTGATAAGTTGCTGTAATTGTTGCTTCTCCTGCGGATTTGCCAGTAATTCTTCCATAATTATTTACTGTTGCGACAGATTTATCACTAGATCTCCATTTCATATCAGATTTTATAGGCTTATCATCTTTTAATAATTGTACGTCATAACAAATTACTTTTTCTTCAATTGTTAATTCAGTGAGGCTTAATTTAATGTTACTCTTTTTTGATTTTGCATATGCTATGGAGCTACCGGTATATGCTGTAAAAACTATTGCTAATACGAGTACTAATGCAATTTTTAATTTATTTACTATTTTCATTGGTTCTCCTCCTTTGTGTAATAGATAGTGAACGTTGGTATGATGTTATATACCAAATTATACCACAATTATAACTAAAAATCAACAATAAAAAAACAATATTGTAAATTGAAAGACATTTATAATTAAAATTGTCGTATTTAAAATAAAGGAGTAGAAATCCGCTAAGTCTTCAGCTTAGTGGATGAATACGTAAAATATGAGCAACTACAAAAGTAAAAATCACAGTAAATACAACATAAAATATCATCTCATATTTGTCTGCAAATATCGTAAGAAATTACTAATTAAATATGGAGAAGAAATAAAACAAATAATGAAAGATATATCATACAGATATGACTTTGGTATTTTAGAAATTGAAGTAGATAAAGACCATATACACATGATGATTGAAAGTGAACCAAAACTATCTCCATTGATGATAGTTAGAGTCTTAAAACAACAATCAACACAAATTATATATGGTCGTCATCGAAATGAATTAAAGAAACAATTTTGGAAAGAAAACACATTTTGGACTGATGGATATTTCTGTTCAAGCATTGGAGAGGTTAGTAGTGAAACGTTAAAACGATACATAGAAAATCAAGGCTGATTATTAATATATTTGTTGATAACAGTTAAAATTAAATTATTTACACTTCTATTATCTTCCTTAGCTAACTTTTCAAGTTTTTCTTTTGTTTCTTTTGGCATAGTAACAAGTACTCTAGTATTGTTTTCGGATATCATAAAATCACCTCCAAAAAGTATTATAACATATAATATTTTAGTTGACAAGGTGATATCACTATGATATAATTATTTTTAGAAAGGAGATGATTATAAATGTTGAAAGCATACAAATATAGACTTTATCCAAATAAAGAACAACAAGAATATTTTGCAAAAACTTTTGGATGTGTACGATTCATTTATAATCGTATGCTTTCTGATAAAATCGAGTATTACAAAGAAACAAAGCAGAAACTAAATAATACTCCCGCTCAATATAAGAAAGAATTTGAGTGGTTAAAAGAAGTAGATTCTCTTGCTTTAGCTAATGCTCAAATGAACTTACAAACGGCTTATAATAACTTTTTCAAAAGACCAGATGTAGGATTTCCAAAATTCAAAAGTAAGAAAAATAATCACTACTCTTACACTACTAATAATCAAGGTGGTAATATTTATGTATCAGATAAATATATTAAATTACCAAAGATTGGATTAGTTAAAGTTAAGAAACATAGGGAATTTGATGGACTTATAAAATCAGTTACCGTATCAAAAGTTCCATCCGGTAAATATTTTGTTTCTGTTTTGGTTGATTGCGATAATGAAAAAGAAATAAAACAATCAAACAACATGATTGGAATTGATCTTGGAATAAAAGAGTTTGCAATAACCTCAGATGGAGAAATGATTGAGAATCCAAAATTTCTAAGAAAGTCAGAAGACACACTTAGAAAATTGCAAAAGGATTTGTCGAGGACTAAAAAAGGAAGTAGTAACAGAAAAAAGGCAAGAATAAAAGTAGCAAAACAACATGAAAAGATTGCCAATCAAAGAAAAGACTTCTTAAATAAACTGTCAAAAAGGCTGATTGACGAAAATCAAGTAATCGCTTTAGAGACACTCAAAATAAAGAATATGATGAAAAATCACAAATTAGCAAAATCTGTGGCAGATGTATCATGGTCAGAATTTGTACGGCAACTAGAATATAAAGCTAATTGGTATGGACGAGAAATTTTGCGAATTGACACTTGGTATCCTTCAAGTCAAATCTGTTCTTGTTGTGGACATAAGGATGGTAAGAAATCATTATCAATAAGAGAATGGACTTGTTCAGAATGTGGCACTCATCATGAAAGAGATATAAATGCAGCAATAAACATACTAAATGAAGGTTTGAGAAATAGAATCGTAGGAACTACGAGGATAGCTTAGGTAAACTT